ATACACTAATGGAAAAGAATTACTTTACAGACTTAGTTGGTATAGGTGTAACTTATCCTATCCAACTTACAACTAATGAAAATGGGGAAAGAGGTTGGTACCCAGTAAACGGGGATTTTAAACTTATCAGGGATAATATAAGTTCTATATTGTATTATATGATAGGTCAGAGATTTCGACAGGAAAACTTTGGTAGTAAACTATGGCAATGTATTGAGGAACCAAACTCACAAGCCCTAAGTTTTATAATTAAAGAGTTTTTAAAACAAGCCATAGGTGCATGGGAACAGAGAATAACCTTCCAAAATATCACAGTTACTAGAGTTGATGCAAAAATACACATAGAAGTAGCTTATGTAATAAATGGAACAAATTCTAGTCAGTACCTCGATATCACCTATGATAGGTCAGATAATTCATTAAATACACAATAATATGGGAATCACAAATAAATGGCTTAACCCATACCAGAGGTCTTATCAACAGATTAAGGCCAAGCTGGTTGAATCCCTTATGGGGCTTAAAGACCCTCAGGGTCAGAAACTCATAACGGATTATTCGGAGGGGAATATCTTAATTATCATCCTCTCATTGTTTGCGGCAATTGCCGAAGTACTTCACTATTATGTAGATAATATGGCAAGGGAAACCTTCCTATCTACTGCAAGAAGGTATGATTCGGTAGTTAAACATGGAGCTTTGGTAGATTACCATGCTCGAGCAGCAATTGCTGCTACAGTAGATGTAATCTTATCTCGAAGCATTACTGGTAACTCTATTGGAGCTAAATTAACCATACCTCAAGGAACTCTATTTACAGATTCCAGTGGTAATTCTTGGTTATCTGCTAGGGATGTAACTTGGTATTCGAATGTAACAACATGTAAAGTACCTATAATTCAACATGAGAAGTATACTGCAAGTGCTCTTAATAATATGCTAATACCTACTGGAGACAAGGTAATAATTCACCTCGGTACCTTGCCAAATGGTAAGTACTATGAACAAGGCTCTATGTTTTTACAGATAGGTGGAGAAACTTGGGTATTGGTAGATACCTTTGCAAAATCAAAGCCAACGGATAAACACTTTATGGTTTCAGTAGATGAAGCTCTTAACCCTTACATAATGTTTGGGGATGGAACCTTCGGTAAGAAACCTGCAGCAGGTGCAAAAATAACCAATGTAGTATTCTACTTAACTAATGGTACTCAAGGTAATGTAAAGAGTAATACCATTACTTCTGTACCCTCAATAATCTCTTCTTCAATTACTGATGCTACAGTAAGTAATGCTTATGATGCTGGAGGTGGTTCAAACTATGAGAACTTTATAATGCTTAAGGAACATATACCTTTGAGTGTAAAGACTTTGGGAGTAGCAATTACCAAAGAGGATTTCGAAAGTTTGGCTATGTTGGTTGATGGGGTAAACAAAGCTAAAGCCGATTATGAATGTGGTAGAAAGCTTACAGTATATATCAGTCCTGATGGTGGAGCTGTTGCTTCTTCTGAATTAATAAATAGGGTATACAACCTATTATCTCAAAGAGCACCTATGACTACTTGGTTAAAGGTTAAATCTGCAGGCAAGGTTCAGATTATTCTAGAGATGGAAGTTACTGGTAAGAAGTCTTATAAGACTCCAGAGATACAAACTCAAATTCTTACGGCATTATATAATGCCTATTCTCCGGAGCAAGCTCAAATAGGAGGAAGCGTAAGAGTATCAGATATCTATGCCCTGATAGATAATCTATCAACCGTAGATTACCTTCACCTTACTAAGTTCTATATTAAACCCTGGCCTACTACCATTTATGGTAATAAGGAATTAAACCTTGGCCAATTTAAATTGAACAAGGCAAAGGGTTCTATGACTTACTACATAACCTTCAATTCCTCAACTACTTTTACAGTACGTTCAGTATCGAATGGTTATGTAACTACTGGCTCAGTCGGTAGCTCTATTCAGATTATAGATAAAGCTAATGGTTTTGATTTCTCATTGGATATACAGAACAACAGTTATCAATCTGGATATAGATATTCTATTACCGTATCTGAACCAAACCATGACTATGAAGATCCAGGTTTCAACTTACCAGTATTCGAGAATGCTTCACAATTAACATTAACAGTTAACGAAATAGTATAATGATAAACCTCAAAAATCTAATCGACTTTTTACCATTCGAATATAAGGACCAAGATACTTATAAGGTAAATGGTAAAGGCATCTTAGAGAGGTTTCTAGAAATTTGTGGAGAGCATTTTGAAGATTATATTACAAAGGATATTGAGAATATATTGGATATTATCGATATAGATAAAACCCCAGATATGTATCTCAATTTCCTTTGGCAATTTCTTGGAGAAATGCCCTTTGCTTATGGGAACACTATAGATGCACAGAAATGGGCAGAGTACTTTAATGGGTTCTACTCGGATAGTAAACTCCAGGAGTTATCAAAGCTTTGGATAATACCCAAAGAGGGACCTTTTACTTTAACCAGTACTCAGGTAAGAAACATCTTGAGATATTCGGTATCTCTTTTCAAAATAAGGGGTACATCAGAATTTTTCGAGATCATGATGAGGTTATATGGGTTAACCTGTGTAATAACAGACCCAGCAAAAGCCGATGGGTATGATGGTTGGATAAAAGGTCATCCCCACTTTGACCAATACTATCAGTACGATAGTAAATATACCTTTGATAACACCTTTGATTGTTCTCAATGTATTTCCGTAAGTTTTAAACTTACTGGTCATGGGTATACTTCTAATTCTGAGGCTTTTAAAAAATTTAGGGAAGCCGTAGAAAGTTTCTTTACTAGATTCATACCTTATCATGTATCCTTCACTATAGATTACGGTTTTGTAGTAAATGATGGGTATTCGATTAAGGCCGAGTTGGTAAACCCAGACCAGCCCAACTTAGTTACTTCAGAAGTATATGAAGTACCAGTATTGGTAACTGTAACCTCAGATTGGGTGAATGCAGATTTGAGATATCAAATATCGAGTGATAGAATTAACTGGGGTTATACTAAACATGAAAGTGGTTCGGTATTTAATATTCCAAGGGCTGGTACTTATTACTTTCGAAGCGTTGGGGATAATTCTAAGATAACCCAAATTACCGTAAGGCAGGAAACTTATAACCGTTCATATATTATTTCTTGTGAGCCCATAACTGGTAAAATAACCCCAACTACTTTAAAGGTTAGTACAAGGGTGATAGCTAGAGTATCCTATAAAGGGACAGAGAAACTTTGTAATGTTCGATTAGTGGGTACCGATCAAGTAAAAATATCGGGCTCAACTTGGGAATTTACAAAACCCGGTACTTACTTTTTTGAGATTGTGGAATTTCCTGTAAAACAAACTTCATTTGTAGTAACCCAAGAAGAAGTTACTTATAAGGTAAGATGTACACCCTCAGAATTTAGAGTTGGAAATAATCAAACTATGAAGGATGCAGTTACTACTTTAACCATAACTTCAAATTACCCAGAGTCATTTACTGGAGAATTATATTGTAGGTTAATAGGTAATCCTAAGACTTTCAAGAATGGGGATAAATTTATTGCTAACAGTTATGGTACTTATAAATTCAAATGTACTTTAGATAAAAGAGAAACTGATGAAGGTGTGGGTATCTTTGAAGTAGTTTCAGGTAAAACTGCTATATATAGGATCAGTATTAATCCATCTACATCTACTCTATATAACGGTTCTGCAAAAACTACCGTAATAATACAATGTATTTCGGGTAATGGTGATGATTACCGAGTTAAAGTAGTAGAAACTGGGGAAACCTTCAATGCTGAAAACGGGTATGTATATACTACTAATAGAGCAGGTACTTATACTTTCCAATCTGTAGCCTACCCAATTGCAAAGACTACTTGGGTAGTTAAGAATACCCCAGTTGTATATCAGAACAAACTAAAGATAGTTCCTTCAGATCCTTCAGATTCAAAGTGGAAAGAACCTAACTGGTCATTACCCGAAAGCCAAATTGATGATACTTATGCAGTATATCAGTTATTGGATGAAGTATCAGCTTGTAAATTTAGCCTTGAAGAAATGAAAAACGGGGTCAATGTAAGTGGTACTGCAACTTGTGATGAAACTGGGGAAACCTATAATCTTGAATCCGAGATTGTATTAACTAAAGTAGGTACTTATACTTTTGTGGCAGATGATGGTTCTTCATTAAGGTGTCAAGTAATATTGGAAGATTACCCTACTATTATAAAATTAACCGTTGACCCAAGTTATGCCGAATTAAAGGGTACCATTAAACAAGTATATTGTTTAATTAGGTGTAGTTCTAATAAAGCTGAATTCGATAGTAGAGTTAGACAAGTTGGCAAAGTAACTACTTTTGATGCTGGTGGAGCCGGATATGAATTTACTACGGCTACCGCTGGAGAATACATTTTTGAATCAGTTGCCGATACTTCGGTACGGGCTAAGTTTACGGTAGTAGATGCTGACTTATTAAGCGTTAATCCTCAAAAGTTGGAATGGGAATCAAATGACACTTCTGAGAAGACATTTACCATTACCACTTATAGTAATCAAATGTGGAAAATTGAAGAAGTATGATAAAGAGTGCAATAGACAATGTAACAGAGACTACTACTCAATCTCTGTTCAAGACTTCAATGATTGGTTTATTTGGAGAATGTACCCAAATTATTTATGAACTTAGGTGGATGATATTACTTGCCATAATATTGATACTTTCAGATTTATGGTTTGGTATATCTGCAAGTAGAGTACAAGATATAGTCATTCGAAAGTCAAGGGCCGGTAGGAGAACCCTAAATAAGCTGGTTGATTATATTTGTTATATCTTACTTGGGGCTGTAATTGGGAAAGCTATTGGAGAACCCTATGGAGTAGATCCCATAGAAGTATCCATTACTATAATGATATTATGCTATTGCTTCGAAATAGATAGTATCTATGGGCATATATGTGAAATACATGGCATTAAAAAACAATATAGTATCTGGAAGATAATCTTTAAGCTGTTAACTCTCAAATTTAATGAACTCGGAGAAGCTTTCAGGGATATGGCAGAACAAAAGAATAACTTTAAAAATACAAAGAACAATGAAAACGTACTTTAAGTATGAAGGTATAATCAAATCTAAGGAAGCAGCCGAAGCAATTGCTGCCCCTTCTGGTTTGGGGCCATTTTGTGGATTTGGCTCAGCCACCATAAATGGTAATAAATTGGTTGTTTCTCCTCAGGGAGTTTCTGGTAGTAAATTTGCTAATGTAATTAAGGATAGGATTACAGCAAGGTATATGTCTAAAGATTCTGAAGAGGGAGAATTACCCGATATAAATTTTGGGTGTATTTCAAGAGATGGCTATATATTTATCTCTGATGAACAAACATTGACCATCGAGAATATTCAGGGAACCCAAGGGTCCATCGATGAAGTATTACTGTTTGCAGTACACACTACTATCTCCGAACCCGTAGATAATCCAGTAGATTTTGTAGCTTATTGGAATGAATATTCAGAAAGTTTCTATGAGTTATATAAAAAATCTCTAGATATATACTACCCAATTTCTGAAGAGAATCGTAATCCCAATGTACTTAATAATGATATTTATTCGGATTATAGTATGACTCTTAGTAATCTTCTAGAGATGGTAGAGACTGCTTGCCCTTATTATTCTAACAATAAGAATTCTGTTGTTCTTATTGGGATATATGGTAAGGGTACAGATGCTATGACTAAAAGAAATGAGAACTTTGCTATTGTACCCTATCAGGGCAAATTCCAGGAGATCCCATATACTACTGCTACTCACAGTATGATGAAAGAATCCATAACTAAAGTAGAGAAAATGAATACTGGGTTTCCGGTAGAGGATGAAAATGGGAATCTATTGAATATTAAGCAATACATTGATGGGCAACTAGAAGCTCTCAGAAAGGAATTCTCTGATTCTTCGAATACTGCTAGTTTACCCATAGGTTCAATAATTTTATGGGAAACCGATGTAATCCCTGAAGGATGGGCTGAATATACAAAGGCTTCAGGTAGGATAGTAATAGGATATCAGGCCGGAGGTATTCAAATTGGAGACGAGATGATGCTACAGAATATTGGGGATTTCTATACTCCCACTAAAGGTAACTTTGTTATTAAATTGAAAGGCGATGATTTACCAAGACATAGGCATGCTCTCGGTGTATCTAAAGGTAAACAGGATAATGCCAATAACTGGGAGAATGTTAGACCCCAATCTTTCTTTAATAGAGAAACGGGTTTAAATGGAGACTTCGGTAGAGGGACTCCCACCAAGGGTATTCAAGATGGTGCTATTGTAGTAAGTTGGAATTTAATAGGGGAATCTTTCCTACAAGAGACTTCGGTAGATACCTTGACTATCGAAAAGTTACCACCGACTATTACTTTAAGATATATTCAAAAAATATCATAGGTCGTAATTAGTTGTTAATATAACTCATGTGTATTATTTGTATTGTCTAAGTAAACTCTTGTTTTGTTTTTGTTTTGCATAGTTTGTTTAGAGTAAACACTCGGAAAGGGACGTTGGGAAACGTCCCTTTTCTTTTGTGTTAATATCTAAGTTCTTCTTTAGCTCTATCTTCCCAATACTGTATATCCTGTCTAAGTTCAGAAATATATCTCATGGATTCATTAGTCTTAGGCATTTCGAAGAATTCTATGAGCATTATATTAGTAATCCTTGTACTATTTCCGAGTCTCTCTTTAATGAATGGGGGAGGAGTAATTAATACTTCGAATAAAAGATAAGCATCCGGAGAAAGTTTATCTTTCATATAAGTATACATCATATCTATCATTTCGGATTTAGCTTTCTCTTCTTCACTATCATCTTCTAGTTCTTTGTCATTATCGAATAAATCATCCAGTTTAAAGAGGCTTTGATTATACTCTGCTTGTTCTCCGTATGCAGAACGAAGCAATTTATTTTTAAATGTACTCAAGGAAGCAAGGATTCTTGCTTTGAGATGTTCTTCAGTACATTCACCATAGTATTTATTAAAAACAAATAACATCTTGTCCCAGAAATAAGACTGAATTATATCTGGTGTAAGATTAAACCTTTTATAATCAATCTGTCTGGTAAGATTCCTAATCACTGGCTTACAGACTTTATAAAGTCTATTGAAAGTAGCTTCATCATATTCTTGCATAGGTTTTAATCGATGAAGCTCTGAGCCATTATTTCCTTTACTTTTTCCCATGTTTTTAAATATTCGTTATGCAAATATAAGTATTTTTTCTTATATAAAATAATAATATTAAATATTCGGGAGCTTAAGGTAGTGGATTAGTAGTTTCTAGTTAGTTGTCAACATACTCAGAACTATCTCGGTACTATCAAAATCTATTAGTTTATATAATATTGCAATATAGATATGAAGAAATTTAAAGACAACATCAAATTTAGTTTCACACCGGATTTCCAACTTGAGATACTCCGGTTTGTTTTAAGAGATAAGGAAGGAGGTCTAGTCCTAAAAAGGATTAAAGCTAATTACCTGGTTCTTATTGAGCATGCCCTTATATTTGAGGGTATATCAAAATACTTTAAGAAGCAAGGTAAGATGCCTTCAGAGAATGTATTAAAAGAAGTATTAAAAGAATTGCTAGAATCAAAGGCATACATTGATTTGGTAACTAAGGATGACATCCCTAATATCAATAAGTTAATAAGCAATTTATATCACATTCCCTTATCGGATGCAGATTATATCAAGGAAAAGATTTACCAGTTCTCTACCTATGTTGAAATGAAGAACCTGAATGACTCTTTTGATTTAGATAACTTCGAACAATATGAAGAGTATTCAAGGAAGATTGAAAAAGTACTTCAGAAAAGTAAACCAAAGAAAGAGGACGAACCTATATACATGATTCGAGATATTACAGAGAGACAGTTTAAAAGACAATCAGAACCCTCGGTAATACCCTGTCCCTTTAGGCAATTAAATGACCTTACTAATGCAGGAGGTTATCCCGAACATTCTATTAATGTAATATTGGATAAACCTAAAGCAAAGAAAACTTTCTTCATGGTAAACCTTGCCCGAGGTTATCTTCGAATGAAGAAATCCGTATTATACGTAGATACCGAGAATGGTAAAGACCAAATCATGGACAGATTTATTCAATCTAGTATCAATAAAACCAAAAAGGAATTATACTCAGGTGAGTATGATAAACTTGAAGCTAAACATTTAAGAAAGCTTGCAAGATTTGGGGTTGAATTGGTGGTTGAGAGGGTACCTGCAATGATTACTAATACAACTTACATAAAAGAGAGGATAGTTCAATTGCGTAATCAAGGCATCGATATTAGAGTATTAATGGTAGATTATGCAGGTAAGCTTGCCTCAATAGCTGGAGACCGAGAGGATTTCGAAAGGATTTCTAATGTATATGTAGATTTGCAAAACTTGGCAGAAGAGTTACATCTTGATATCATATGGACTGCACATCATATTACTCGTGAAGGTAAGAAGCATAGACTTACTAGATATGATGAAAATGATATCTCTGGTTCAATTGCTATTGTTCGTAATGCTCAAGTTATTGTGGGTCTTAATTCTACCGAGCAAGAAGAAAAAGATAATATACTTCGAGTTGAGATGGTAGTACAAAGGGACGGTCTTTCTTCAGGTAGAGCCTTATTTAAATGTGATGTTGAAAGACAAAGATGTACAGAATTTACAAGAGAACAACGTAAACAATATGATGAGGTATATGGTAAAAAATTGGATGAACAATTTAAGAAGAGCACTAATCCAGATGCGGATTCTAAGAAAAGGGAAAGGACTACTGGAGACATTTAAATGTAAGCTTGGATATCATGAATGGGTAGCTGTTCATTGGTCTGAGTTTAAACAGAGACCTCGTAGGGCAATCTTTTCTAAGAAAGGTGGGAGAAGAAAAGCCCAGTATTATGAGAAACGATATGTAAAATATTACTGTATGAGATGTGGGAAGAAAAGATATGAAAACAAAGAAAATAGAAATAGTAAAAGATAGATGGTCTGATGTGGTAGTTTTAGAAATATCCCATAATGGTTGGCAAACCACTTGTATCAACGATTTAGATTTAGAGGATTTAAAGAAACTTCGAAGAGTAATTAGGAAAGCTATAAGAGAGTATGAAAATAACTAATCAGTTTAAATCTAGACTAAGGACATACTTCGTTAAACGATTGGGAGCATTTGATTATAAGCATGGCTGGATGCGTATACCAACTTGCCCATATTGCGGGAGAGAACAGAAGTTGGGGGTTAATCTTTCCATGTATCGAACTAATTGTTTTCGATGTAATGCTCATCCCTCTCCTGCTCAACTGATAATGGATATAGAGGGATTTACAGAATACCATGAACTAATTAACTTTTTGAACAATGGACAATTTGATGAACTACAGTTTAAGGAAGAGAAAATCGAACTTGCCGAGAGTAAGCCCCTGTATCTCCCTGAGGGATTTAGAAATATTTCGATTGGAGACAGCCAACTTGCAAAAAGTATTAGGGGATATATCAAGAAACGTGGCTTCAACCCCGACCAGTTTTCAAGATTTGGTATCGGCTATGGAACAATGGGCACGACTTACGGGTACCTTATCATCCCGTTCTATTATCAAGGACAACTTAAATATTACAATGCTCGGAACGTTATCGGAAAAGGTCCCAGGTATAATAATCCCGATAAAGATATCACAGGCCTTGGCAAACAATTTATCATCTTTAATCATGACGCATTGGAAATGTACCGGTCGGTATTCATTTGCGAGGGAGCACTTAATGCTCTCACAATGGGCGATAGAGGAATTGCCACAATGGGCAAAGCTATTAGTCAGTACCAAATCAATGAATTACTTAAATCCCAATGCGAAAGATATATTATACTCTTGGACCCAGACGCCAAGCAATATGCAATCAATTTGGCGCTCAAACTTGTTGCCTATAAAAAGGTCAAGGTGGTGTTTTTACCAGACGGAAAGGATTGCAACGATCTTGGGAAAAGGGAAGTCTTAAGGTTAGTATATAATACTCGGTATCAAAGTTATCAAGAATTGATTGCTATCAGAAACTCATTGAAATAGGGAGTTCCTATTATATTATAAATAATATATTTATGCGTGAACCATCTATCCATATAACTAAGTCTCAATTTGAGGAAATATTAAATACCTTAGAGGTAGACAATTTCCCAGTTGAGGCTTTTTTTGTTATTGCTCGAAAGGAGGCAATAAATCATAGAGCAGTCTTAGTTTCTAACAATAAGAATACTAAGCGAGTTAATAACATATTACTAGCATCTAAGGGAGATGCTGCCCTCGTTGCTGATATTTTATATGCAACTCGTATAAAGTTAAAGCATCGGGGAGTTCGGAAAATAAATGAAAGTAATTCTCGAGAATGGGCAAATTGTAAAAAGCTTGCAGAGATATGTAATACCTTCTGTGAAGATTTTAAATTTGATACTCGTGAAGGTTTTATCAAGTATATAGAGACTGGATTAAAAAGGATGACTGATTATCGTAATGTTATGCAAAGGTTATTATCTATGCAAGAAAACATCACTAATCAAGTAGATGCTGAGATAGAGTTACAAAATTCAGATTTAAAACTTACCAAAGAGATACATGATTACTTTATAGGTAAGATTGCTAAGGCAACTGGTATATATGAATCTTATGAAAATCAACCAGAGAAGTATGTACACTTTGCAAAGGTTGGTGACTTCTTAAAAGAAGAAGGTTGGGATTATAAGACCTTCATCGATGCTCAGTTTGAATCTCTTGCATGGTGTAATGGTTTACCAGACATTGCACAGATGTATACTGATAAAGCAATTGAAAGATACAATAAGTATTTATATAAGAATAAGAATAAACAACTACTCGAAGATGAACCAATAGTAGAGGGAAGTCTTTGGGATAAAATCAAAGAGTAATATGAAAGGCTTACAATTTTTAGGAAACAGAGTGGAGGATGCAGCAAATGCCTTTATTGATGTCCTCAAGTATTCAGACCAGTCGGTAGACTATCCAGATTTCAAGGATATCGAACCTTGGCCAGATGAAATTGTTGATATGTTTAAAGATGCACTAAAGGATAAACCTTTTTCCGAGATTAGTGCTATCTTGATGTATACCCAACAGTCATCAAGGTTTGACCTAATTGCAGAGTTAATGCTTGGTATTGGTTTGGTAGAAATGAGACACTATGACAAGTTATCCGATTTCTTACAGAAGGCAGACCCTCATGAACAGGATTCTGTTATGGATATCTATCCTAAAGTGGAAATAGGATTTTCTCCTCAAAGTGCTTTGAAGATTGCTTGGAATTCTGAGATAGAAACCATTGGCAATTATAAAAAGATTATGAATAATCTAGCCTTGTATAGTGAACGTGCTGATTATGATGATGTGATGTATTTGTTGAATAAACTGATTGCTGATGAAGAACATCACATTAAACTCATCAAGGAAGCTATGGGAGTAGATAAAGGTACTAAGGGAGTAACTGTAATCATTAAGTAATATGAGTCAAGTAGCAATTATACATAAAGAATCCCGAGATAATTATATCTCGGGCAATTCCTATATATGGTGTCCTTGTTGTGGTAACTGTTATATATTATCCGAAGAGGAAGTGGTAAATGCTATAGACAATGATTTATCAGTATATGCCGAATGTTCTTGTGGTAATTCATTTTACATAGAAACAGAAGATGAGCAAGATAATTATTCAGAATGGTAATATGTGTGAACTCGACTTACCTCTTAAGTTCGCACAGAAACTTTATAATGAGTTTGCCATTCGACATCCAAATGCTTTCTACTTACGTACAAGGCAAAGAGGTATGCAGAATTGGGATGGTAAGATTCACTACATCACCAAGACTGGTCAATTTAAAATAGGTTTGCTTCCTAAGGTATACGATATGTGTATTGAGATGGGAATTAAACCTAAAGTTGTAGATATGCGTCAACCTTTACCTAAAGTCAGTAAAGTTGTTACGAAGATAGGCAAATATAAATTAAGACCAGAACAGGAGAAAGCAGTCAAGGCTGTAATTAATAATACGATTGGAGGTAAACCATTTCATATCGGAGTATTGGATTACACGGTTAATGCAGGTAAAACTCTTATTATGTCGTCTTTGTATTTATCCTATAAGAAGCAGTTGAAGACTTTGTTAATAACTAATGACTCGGATTGGTTAAACCAAGCTAGAGAAGAATTTAAGCAATATCTACCCGGAGAGGATATCACTTTTGTTCAAGGCAAAGTTTTAAACTGGAGTAACTTCACAATAGGTATGGTTCAATCTATTTCTCGTAATATGAGGTTCTATCAAAAAGAGTTATCTCAAATAGATATGGTACTTATAGATGAAGCTGACCAAGGGGGCAGTAGGCAATATCAGAATGTAATCACCCGGTTATTCAATACTCGTATTCGTATAGGACTATCTGGTACCATCTATATGAGTAAGCTTGCTAAAGATAAAGTTAAGAATATGAATCTTGAATGTTTCTTTGGTAAGGTACTTGCCGAGTTTAAACTTAGGGATTCTATTAAGAAGGGTTATTCAACTAAAACTGTAGTAAAGATGGTACCAGGTAAACCCTGGTATGGGAATTGGGAATCCGATTGTATATCTTATAAAGAGATATATGATGATTCGATTACTAACAGTTATACTGCTTGGTTAATGGCATATTCCAGATTACGATGGAATATTAATCAAGGCAGATATCCTGCTCTCGTAGTTTGCAAGCATATTGCACATTGTGAAAATCTATATAAATTCTTTAAAAAGAAACTGGGCGATGCCTATAATATTGCCTATGTGCATGTTAATACCAAATCTAAATTAAGACAACAAATAATGAAAGATTTTAGGGACGGCAAAATTGATATCTTGGTATCAACTACAATCATTGCTCGGGGCAAAAACTTTCCTAAGCTAAGGTATTTGCTTAACGCAGCAAGTATGGATAGTCAAGAAAAATCTATTCAGTTCCTTGGTCGTTTGGTAAGAACCGATAAATCGAAAAAGAAAGTGTACCTTGATGACCTTCACTATCCTGGTAATTATTTAGATAGGCATGGAAAACATAGGAAGCAATATTATCAGAGACAAGAATTGAAAGTAATCTTATTAGACAAACTATGGAAGAAACATCCTAACCATAGCCTTATTCAGAGTTAACTAGAAGTACTATGAGTAATTACTTTTCTCCGTAGGAGGAAATAATTACATCCTAATAAGCATACGGGCATTATGAATAAAGATAAAATTATATGTATCAGGGAAGATACTGATGAACGATTAATACAATTACAATCGGAAGGATATAGAATAATACAAATATCCGCATCAGGTATCTACTGCTGGATATTATTAAGGAAACCAAATAACAATATATAATGAAACTGATAGACCGAATATTAAATTGGATGAACCCACCTGCCAGTAATCCCAAACATGTATTCAATTGCAGGGATTTGGCATGGGTAACCCCTATTAAACACTGGAGATATACCCCGGATGTTTATACCCATTCATTTAGTTTATATTGGGGATCTGGATTAGAGATCAAATTACAACAAGATACTACTGACCCAGAATCTTGCCCAGAATTATCTAAACTCAGGGAACTATTTATGAATAACATTGGTTATTCATATGTAACCCTAGATGATATTACTAACATATACATTTATAAAGAAAAATGAGATGGCAAAGAAAAAGAAACAACTTCCTGATTTATCAAAACATGATGTACTTACACCAATAGATGTTAGTCAATTGGGTACTAACGGAGATCCATGCTTTGGTATTGGGTATGATTTATCCACTAAAGAATGTAAATTATGCGGAGACTCAGAACTATGTGCGTTCAAGATGTCCCAGAACTTGAACATTACAAGGAAAGAATTAGAACAGAAGAATCAATACAAAGATTTGGATGTATTAGAAGATACGGTTGGTATCAAGAAATACATCCGAGGCTTGATTCGGAAAGGGAAAGACAGAAAAGAAATTATCTCAAAGACAGTTGAGAAATTCGAAGTACCTAAGAAACGTATTAGAGAACTTTATAGAGAATGCAATGGGAAAGGTCAGTAAGTTAAGAATGATATGGGCAATGTTTAAGTTATATCTTAACAACCCAAATTATTATGTACGGCAAGATGATGTTCTTGCTGATTTGTTTATGCAGGGTGAATACGACGTAGAAAGATTCTGTCATTCACTCGGAGTAACTCCTCAACAAGGATTAACCTTTGAACAACTTTTAAAAAAATGTAATATATTATGAACAGATTTAGATTTATCAAAGTACGGGAGGTAATATCTCCCAACAGAGCAAACCCAAATGATGCTGGGTTAGATTTTTATGTACCAACCGATTTATATCCAGAGCATATTCATTCTAAAAATGAATTCGACTCAGAAGGTTATAATTTAGATGTTCCTTTTGGTGAAGCCTTTGTAAGGCATATAGCTTTAAAACCTGGACATCGTATACTTATCCCATCTGGTATTAGGGGATTGCTTGAACCACCTGCCTCTATGTTAATGGCTGCTAATAAGTCCGGTATAGCTACTAAGCAAGGTTTACTCTTTACAGCTGAGATAGTAGATTCTCCCTATGTAGGAGAGATACATATCGGAGTATATAATGCTTCTGATAAGGCTCAAGTTATCGAATGTGGCAAGAAGCTTGTACAGTTCATACATGTTCCTATCTACATCACAGAGCCAGAAGAGATTCAACAAGAGGAATTCTATACTGAGTCTCAAATGTGGGGAAGTAGAGGAGATAAGGGATTTGGTTCATCTCAAAATAAATAAACATGGATGTAAGAAACATAAGAGAAGAGGTGCCCAATATAAAAGAAACAGAGGTACTCCCACAGATGTATACCTTAGGGTTAGAACAATTAAATGGGTATAGGCAAATAGAATCACTACCAGAATATCCCTTAGATATAAATAACCCGAAGAGCCAAGTTATACTTAAGGATTTTATTGGTAGGGTAATCGAAGAACTAACTGAAGGCTTTGAATCTACCAATGAAGTATTTGACCTTTGCAGTAAAAATGGATGGAATATGGAGATGCTCAACGAAGAAGAACATCAATCCATACTGAATTCTCTTGCTAATGCAAATGAAGAACAAGCAGATGCTTTAGGCTTTTTCTTTACTCTTCTAGCATATTCAAATATACTTCCTGAAGATATACTTAGTTATAATAAAGCAAAAGACTTATTTGAAGTGATGGCTATTGGGGTTAAAGAACTGGTAATCAAATATTCAGATTATCATAACTTATTGAAATTCGACATTATCTGTAAAGAGGATTTCTATGAGGACGAAGGTAAGTGGGAACATATAAATTCTTATACTCCAGGCTTTCACCAGATGAACGAACTATCCCATGAAGCTGAGAAATTATACCTATGGGAAGTAATCTATGAACTCAATAAAGCTAGAAATTTCCTTAAATGTAGACCATGGAAACAAACTCAAGTGATGACTAAGGAAATAGATTTTCAAGAATCTTTGGTAAAAGCTTTCTATCTCTATATGGGATTCTTAGCGATGAATGGGTTTACTCCTCTCGGATTATTCGGTTTATTCTTTAAAAAACAACGTCTCAATAGATGGAGGCAACAAACTAATTATTAACATGTCAGGATGGAACCATAAATTAGAGGGACTTCAACTTAATCCGGAGGAGTCCCTCCATTCGTTAGAATTTGCTACCTCACAAGAAGCATGGGAAAAACTCAATGAGGGATTCCTAAGATTAGAGCCTGCTTTATTTGCAAAGGGGGCTATTGCCAATAGTGGGGTAGCAGTAGTGTATAACGTATTCATAAAGATACGCAATGCCTGGGTAGACCCAGAATTTGATTATGGGAGATGTTTCAATTATAAAGAAACTAAGTGGACTAGCTTATTGAATAACTACATAGACTTTAATAAGCTTGACTTGTTGCGTAGTAAACTGAGAGTACTGAGAAATAAGTACAATCAGAATTACAATATAACCTATATGTTTAACAATCATCATGATAACGGAAAGCAATGTCTAATAGCAGCGACTTTTTCAAAACGATTCGGGGAGGACATCCCAGTTATTACAATGGTAGTTCGGGCTTCGGAGATTACCAAGAGGTTAATATTCGATTTCCTATTAATTCAACGAATGTCAGAGTACGTATATGGTCCGGATCAGTCAGTACAAATCAACCTATTCGCGACTCAAATGTACGGAAATGTGGAGACACTTCTAATGTATCATACCCATAAGCCATTGAAGAAGGTACTTAAGGGGGCAGAAGAGAATGCTTGGAATAAGAGAATAAAAGAAATATGGAAGAAATTCCAAAAGGGTACAGAGAAGGAATTCTCTTCATTCAAGGTATTCTTTAGAAGTTTTAAAGTGCTCAGACCAGATTTATATGAAGAAACATATAAATCAATGAAAGCAAAAGAATTACTTCTTGAATACGAAGATATTGAATATCCCGAGAATGTAATTTCTTACTCTCAACGTAAAGCCTATAAGAAGAAACTTTTAAAACAAAAGAACAACGATGGAAGCTAGAGAATTTTTAAATCAGAAGCGGATAGGATTAGTAAACAAATTCTATTACCAAGTTTTAGAGATTAAAAAGAACGGTGCAGAACCAGATATACCCTTGTTAATGAAAGAGGTAGAGGATTTCGATAATTTTGTATTTCGCTACTGGCATATGACCTGGGCTAATTCTACAATGTCATACAGTTAAATATTTATATAATATGAGGATATATTCTAACAGTTTTGAGTTAATGTCCGAAATGGGCAGAGAACTCAACAGTTATGGTCAACTTGTAAAACCAAAGACCTATCAAAATAAAGTCATTGAAGGTAATGAGGATTTTATTACTAAAGAACTCATTTGCCAACAATATTGCTTAACTTCATTGGGAGACCCGGTATGGTTATTCGTATTCTCTCATTCAAGAGAATGGGCAGATGCTGAGTTCCAAGAAAGGATATCCTCTAATGATATAAATCCAGGAGAAGCTTGGAAATTAAGAAAAGATTTATGGGAACAATTCCTTAATGAAAAGGGTAGGTTCGATTACACATACAATGAGAGAATGGGTGAAGTATTAATAAAAGATTTAGTTCGTCTTTTAAAGAGAGACCCAGATACAAGAAAAGCAATTATACCAATATTTGAACATGATGATACCTTATACTATGGTGGTAGACAACGTATTCCTTGCTCTATGTATTATGATTTTCTTATCCGTCAGAATGGTAAAGGAGAGAAGGTATTACATATTTGCTATCATCAAAGGAGTTCAGATTTTGTTACTCATTTTGGTAATGATGTATACCTTGCATGGAAACTTATGGAATATGTAGCTAAAGAGGTTGGAGTTAAACCTGGCTACTTGTATCATGCCATTGATTCTCTTCATGCTTATAAGAAAGATTGGTTAGCATTAGCATCTAATCTGGAAGACTTACAAGAGAAATATTAATAATGAGGGATGTATCTACTATAGGTGGGTATGTCCCTTTTCCCATTTTAAAATATGGAAACACGGTATCATATTATAAAGAACAAGAAAGAGCTTAAGAAACTTATTGCTTGTTGTAAAGCTACGGGTTATGCTTGCTGTGACTATGAAACGAATGCCGAACCTATTTATAATAAGAGTTTTAAACCTACAATTCTCTCTGTATCTTGGATGCCTGGGTTTGGTGCTTCCATCCCTTTAGACCATTTCGAAACAAAAGCTTATACTTCACCAGGTTGGAATTGGAAAAAGATGTTAAGGAAATTTGGGGAAGAAGTAATTGAGAATTATGAGATAACTAAGGTTGCATGGAACTGGAAATTTGACGACCAGGTAAACCAGAAGTATCATATATTCTACAGAGGTACATGTTTAGATGGGATGCTTGCTAAATATGTTCTCAACGAGGAAAAACCTCATGACTTAAAGTCAATGGTAAGAAGATATTTACCAGAGTATGGTAATTATGAAAAGCAAGATGCCTTTGATAAGATACCATGGGATAAAAAGGAATTAGACCCACTTTGCCATTACGGTTGTCAAGATACGGATTATACTCTTAGGTTAATGTTATTCTTTGAAAAGAAGTTGATTGATTTGGGTATGTATTCGGTATTCCGTAATTTATTTATGTGTAATTCACGAGTACTCACCTCAGTAGAGAAAGAGGGATTATATCTAGATACTGAGTTCAATAAAAAGCTTCTGGAAGAATATAAACCAAAAATAGATGCTGCTAGACAAGCAATATATGACTTGCCAAGAGTAAAGAAATTCGAAAAGAAGTACAACCAAGAAAAGATTGATAAGTATATTCAATCTATCGAAGCTGAACTTGAGGAATTAGATTATAATGACCCAAAAGACAAACGAAAGATTGCATTAAGGGAACAGAAAATATCGAATATCAAGGCAGGTATATTCACAACTAAAAAGGAACAGGAATTAATAAGACCCATTAACCTTGGTAGCCCAGTTGATTTGCCTAAGCTAATGTATTCAGAGGATGGATTCCATTTCGATGTAATTAAAGATAATGATTCTGGTAAACCAAGTACAGATGAAGAAACCCTAACTAACTTAAGGTTAACAGTTAAAAAACCCGATTCACCAAAGGCAATATTCTTGGATAAACTTCTCGAACTAAGAGGGTTAGAGAAAATGTATAAGACTTATATTTATGGGTGGTGGGAAAAGGTACAAGATGATTCTCGATTACATGGTAGATATAACATACATGGTACTGACTCTAATAGGTTTAGTTCTGCAGACCCAAATATGCAGCAGATCCCAAAGACAACAGTAGACCCAAATATCAAGAAACAATTGGTAGCTCCTCCAGGTTATCTATATATGGCATTCGACTACTCACAGGCAGAGTTAAGAATGATGGCTCATTTATCAGGTGATGAAACTTATCTGGAAGCATTTGCAAAGGGCGTAGACCCTCACCTTGGTATAGCAGCAGCAAAATATGGGGTTCCAATTGAGGAAGCCAGTAAAATATACGAAGACGAAAGTCACCCTGACCATAAGCTTTGGAAGACTAGAAGAAAACAAGCTAAGCAAATTGCATTTGGACTTATCTATGGAATTGGAGATGCTTTGCTAGCAGTAAAATTATCAGACCCAAAAGCTGGTATTATAGTTACTAAAGAAGAAGCTCGTAAGGAGATGGATGAGTTCTTTAAGAAACACCCAAAGATACTTAAGTTCAAAGAGAAACAAGAGAAATTCCTTCGTAAGCATGGATATTATACCCAGTTATTTGGTACTAAGAGAAGATTACCCCAAATATACTCAAATGATAAACAAGAAGTTGCTTATGCCATCCGTTTGGGACTTAATTTCCCATGTCAAGGTGCTGCAGCAAATATGACTAATTTTGGAGCTATCCTTGTTTATTGGTTAATGAGACAAGGTAAATTACCCATGATGAAAGAAGCTTGTACAGTTCATGATGCTGTATATATGTATTCTAAACCGAAGGATATAAATACATGGACAGTATATACAATTTGGAATATACTACGTAACCCAAGTACTAAGAAATACTTTGGTTTCCAAGTTGATGATGTAGATATGGATATGGACTTTACTATTGGTAGGTCAATGGCAGAGGAATTACCATTTATCCCTGGGTATGATTACAATAAGATGCTTCAATCAGATTTCTCAGTAGAGGAGTATATGGAAGAGCATAAGAAATATAAGCATATTCACATCAAACAGTTTAAAGAAAGATTTAACAAACAAATAAAGAGATATGAAAAAGATTTTGAACGGACCCACAGTATGGCGAGCTAAGTGCCCATACTGTGATTGTGAATTTGAATATGATTATTCAGAAGTAGATTCACATACCTTTGCAGATTGTAAACTTGTAAAATGTCCTGGATGTAATAGATATTTACATCATGAAGAAAATCCAAAATCACCAACAGAAGTGAAGAAAGAGGATACTATGTCCACATAAATAAAATAAATTTATGAAACCATGGCAACAAATGAGGAATATCAAAATGCGAGTAAATTAACTGCCCTTACCTATATGATTGCAGGATGTTTGGGTTATTCTATTGAGAATCTGTTTAAATACCTGGATGCTACGAATTTAAAGGTAAGTGGACAAGAAAAGATGTTATTCAATCGAGTAAAGACCCAACTACATCAATTACAGACTAATCTTACTACATTAGAGGATATGGCTTTTAAAGTAATGGCCACTGATGAGGATGGGAAACTTGCTTATGAAGATGCTACTCATATTTATTGGGCAGCTTTCTTAGTATTATTAGATAGAGGGGGAACTGATAACTTATGCGACTTACGATTAAGAGCTTTAGTAGATAAGATTAGTCCCTATAAATCTCTTCTTAGATTGCCTGGTATGAGTTTAGCTTATCAAATGGCTTTTGCTCAAGTATCTAATGCTATAAGTAAAGGCGAATTTAGTAAGGAAGACTTTAAAAACCTATTAGAAGTTTATGAAGACGGAGCTAAAAAAACTAAAGGTTAAATTTGAGGGTAGGACCCTAGAAATTGATATTCAAAAAGAATTGTCTATCAATGAGAATATCATTAATTCTCAGCTACGAGAATCCCCTTCTAGTTATTATATTCTTTGTTCTCTTAGAGATAAGTATATAAAGGAAAGAGATTTACTAGCAAGGGAAAAGGATGAAGCCTATTCCAATGCTTGGGTATATTATAAGGATGCCAATGAAAGGTGGAATAACGAATATGTTTCTCATAAGGCAAATCTTAACAAGAAGTATTCTTCCATTTATGAAAGATACTTAAAAGCTGTAGAAAAAGCAAATAAGTTCATAGCTATATGTAAAGCTTATGAGAGTCGGGAGAATATATTAAGAACTATTAATGCGAATCTAAGAAAGGGTTAACCCATTGAACTATAAATAATTACTAACTTTTAAAAACAGTATTAGAATATGAATTATTCAATGACATTTATCTCACCTCTTGTGGCTGAGAAATTTAATCAAGAATTACCTGGATGCCCTACAGAAAACCGGGTACTTATTTTATCTCCAAAGGAGGTAAACCAAACTAAATCGGGTTTGATTATCCCTGAACAAGTAAAAGAGGGAGTTCCTCGTAAAGGAGTTGTAGTAAAGAGTGGGGAGATTACAGAAGAATATAAAACCTATCGGGAATTGGTGGGCATAGGTAGGATAGTTACCTATGGTTTGTATGCGGGTAAAGAACTTGAATTCGAAACAGATAAATTATCTCCTGCTCTTCAAAAGATCTTAGAGAAAAACGTTCTTACCGTATTGAGTATGAATGAGGTAGTCTATTCAGAACCGAACAATCAAAATTAATCATTATGATAAAAGATAAGAAGAAAAAGAAAGTTTCATCAGAGGGACTTTCTACAAAAGAAAAGATGCTAGCTAGAAAGAAACAGCTAGAATCTAAGGGAAATGGTAGTGGGTTAGTATATCCAAAAGAAGGAACTCTGAGAATGAGAATTAAGTCTCCTGGTGATGACCAAGAATTGGGTATCGAAATTATTCAATTCTACCTGGGAGGCAATTTGGGAGGAGTTATATCTCCGGCTACTTTTGATGAACCTTGCCCATTTATGGAGAAGTATCAAGAATTGAAAAACTCTAAGGATGAAGACGACAAGGAACTTGCCAAGAATCTGGTACCAAGAAGAAGATATGTTATTGGTGGTATAATCTATTCAGATGAAAAGGGTAGTAAGGTAGATTACGAAGGCAAAGATAAGGGAGTTTTAGTTCCTCGCTCAGTATACCAGGATATCATTGACCTATATCTTGATGAAGATGAGGCAGGTGATATGACCGACCCAAAAACTGGCTATGATATTAAGATAATACGTTCAGGGTCTGGTAAACTAGACACCACTTATTCTGCTCGTGCTTGCAAACCAACTAAGTTGGACAAGAAATATCAAGGTACAATTGACCTTGAGGGTATAGTTCGTTCTCAAATCAAATCCTATGATGAGTTGGAAGATTTACTTTCACAGTATCTAAATGAAGACCACGGTGATGATGAGGACGATAATCCAAAGAAGAAAAAGAAAAAGGGAGTTCACAAAGACCATTACATGGAAGACGATGAACCCAAGAAAAAGAAAAGAAAATACAAATCGGATATTTAAGGGTTAGTAATAATATGGTTTCATTCGAAGGTGATAATTAGATTCGTTCGGTTATCACCTTCTTTAGTTTAAATACATTACATTATGGCAAAGAAATCGAAAGTGGGTTTAAAGGTACCAACAAAAAATGAGATATTAAAGAAATATGGGGGCATGATGAGATTGGCTTCAGAAACTGTAGAATCAAATCTATGGTTGCCATCAACCTTCTTTGCTCTCAACTATACCTTTGGTGGTGGTATACCATTCGGTAAAATTTTAGAAGTAGCTGGAGAAGAATCATCTGGTAAATCTCTTATTGCCTATAACTTTGCATATACTTGTCAACAACTCGGAGGACATGTCATATGGGTAGATGCCGAACAATCTTGGATGAACTCTTGGGCAGAAATTAATGGAGTAGACCCAGAAAGAGTTACAGTATTAAATGATACTCGTATAGAATATATTTCTGATGCTGTAGCAGACTTAGCAATCTATCTTCGTTCTCAATTAACTAATAATGAACCGATTCTCTTAGTGATAGATTCTATTGCTGCTATGGATTGTGCAGATAACATAGATTCTAAAATGGTAGAGGGTAAGGCTGAAATGGGAGGTAGAGCAAAAGCTCTTTACAAATACTTCCGTATCAGAAGTGAATTATTCTATAGATTAGGAGTTACACAGATTTACATTAACCAATTAAGAACTGCTTTAAATGTCGGATTCGGAAAAGATAACACAACTACTACAGGAGGTGCAGCACTTAAGTTCTACGCTTCAATCAGAGCTGCCTTTTACTCAGGCAGGTCTATCACTGTTAAACAGAAAGGTAAAGAACGGAAAGCTGGTAAATTGGTCACAATCCGACTTATTAAAAATAAGGTTGCTCCTCCAAGACCTACAATCAGTAAGTGCCCGGTTTACTTCAATCCTAAGTTCCATGAAGTAGGTTTTGATAGATGCTATGCTCTTGAGGATGTATTGGTAGAAAATGATATCATAGAAAAATCTTCAGGTGGAGTATATAAGTTCAAAGGAAAAACTCTTGCAAGAGGGGAAGAGAAATTCCAAAAGCTTTTGGAAGAGGATGATGAACTTCGTCGTAAACTATTAAAGAAGGCCGAGATAAATACTATCGGTACAACTAGAAAGAAGATAGTAGCATTGACTACTAATTTATATCCAGTAGATGGAGTAGAATATGAATCATTTAACGAATCGGAAGACGAAGAGGAGGTAGAAGATGAATAAAAAGGAGGTAGAGGGTATAGAGAAAGTAATTAAAGAATACCTTAAAAAGAATTTGAGAATTGAACCAAGAGTTAGATACTTAGATGCTTATAGTTCTGCTGAGAATTACCTTGATATCTATCTTGGTGACGAAAAGATTCAAGAAGTTTCACTTTATGAATTCGATTTTAGAGTATGAGTAAGAAAACAATATTATTGATTGATGGAGAAAATATCCTCCATCAATCCTTCCATAAGTTCGAAAAACTTAAATCTACTGATGGAAAACCCAGTGGAGCAATATTTGGATTTTTTAAATCCCTGCATATGTATCTTACGAGGTTTGAACCAGATGGGGTTTATATTTCATTCGATAATGGTCATTCACCAGTAAGGACGAAGTTATTGCCCAATTACAAGGGGCATCGAAAAAATATATCAATAGATTATGAGTCATTGCAAAAGCAAAAGGCAATCATAATGAAAATGCTGGGTATGCTAAGAATTAATTATATCTTCGATAAAAAGAAATCTACAGTATATGAAGGAGATGACTTCTTAGCATATCTTGCAATTAAAAAATTCCAATCCGAGAAAATGATACTTATATCATCGGATAAAGACTTTAACCAGTTGCTATCAAATAACCTGAGGATATATAATCCCAGAAAAGATGAGATGATAAGGATGGATAATTGCAAAGAATTATTCGGATATCATTCTCATGAGACAGTAGAATATTTAGCAATGGTTGGAGATACTTCCGATGATATATCTGGGTTTCCTGGTATAGGTCCAGTAAAGGCAAGGAAAATACTCGATGAAGGTAGGATTGAGAAATTCATTGCTCAGAGTAAGAACAAAGAATATCTTCAAATATGGAAAAGGAATGAGCAATTGATTGACCTCTTCTGGTTTGTAAGACATAACCCATTAGAGAAATTACCACTTAAGTCAAAAAAGAAGTTTAAGTATGAGAAATTCAAAGAGCTTTGTATCGAATACTCTTTAGCATCCTTCTTGACAAATGAATTTATAAAACCCTTTAAAGAATTACATCATGAGTAAACGTATAATGTTTGTAGGTCCCTCAGGTATAGGGAAAACTACTTTAGCTAAGTATGTAGCTAAGAGAGAAGATCTACCTTTTATTTCTGGTAGTATGTCAGATTTATTACCTGCTACTGAAGGGGTATCACATAATGAAATATTATCCCTCGGTTCGGAGGCAATGTATAAAGCAGATTTTCAACTTCTGAACAAAAGGAATAGGTTATTCAAGGATAGAGAATACTTCGTAACTGATAGGAGTTATGCAGATTTGGCTGCTTATTTCTGGTATAAGCAATCAAGAACTTTACCAGAATGTGAAATGGAACATTTTTTCTGTCAATGTAAGACTTTAATGGAAGATCAATGTGATGTAGCAATCTTCTTACCATTAAATCTAGATACTTATAAGCATTGGTCAATGGAAGATAATGGTAAGAGAATACTTAACAGATTCTTCCAAGTTCAGATATCATCTCTTATGGGGGAATTGCTTGCAAATTGGGAAATACCCACTATTTGTATATCTGAGCTCGATTTAGGTATGAGAACGGAACAAATCAATTACCATTTAGATAGGATATGGGGAAAGAAGTAATAGCCATAGCCTTTTCAGATTTGCATATTAATCTCTGGGCTAAGTTCAATGAGAATAATCACAGGACCCTGAATAGTTTCAGGGTTTTGTCGATTATACAAAAACAATGTAGGAAGTATAATTGCCCAGCTTTATTCTGTGGGGACTTATTTCATAAGCCCGAGAATATGGACCAAGAACTTGATGAGATATGCTATAAAGAATTTAATAAGTACAATGATTATGACCCTCTATGGGTATACGCTATTTCAGGGAATCATGACATCAAGAAGGTAAGTAAAGCTGGTACACCTCCCTATAGCTGGCTTTATAGAGTAGAAAGGTATGGGATTTATATATTAGATTATGGGTCTGCTATCTTATCTTCTAATCATAGGGATATAAAAGTATATGGTGTACCTTATATTGATAATAATGTCGGTCTAAGTGAATATTTAAAGAATATTGAATTAGATAAGAGTCTTAAGAATATACTTTTACTACACACGGATTATCCAGGAGCAAAGGACACCGATGGTAGGGAAATAGATTCTGTAGAGAATCTTAATGTTAACCTTCTCAATAAGTTCGATTTAGTATTATGTGGACATATTCATAAACCTCAAAGACTTTCGAAAAAGGTCTATATGATTGGAGCTCCTAATCATCAAAGAAGAACCGATAGAGATTGCGAATTGGGCTATTGGAAAATATATGAGGACCTATCAATGAAGTTCATCCCTTTAAGGGAATTCCCGAAATTCATTGATGTAGAATCTGAGGAAGATATTAAAGATGATGGCAATTATTATACGGTGATTCCCAAGAAAACTAGTACTCCCGTTAATAACAAACATAAGATTACTAAGCAACTTTCTAAGAAGTCACTAGCAAAGAGGTACTTAAAAGAGAAAGGTATCAATGATAAGGTTAAATCGAACCTATTAATAGAAACACTTAAAAAGGTAGAGTCATGCTAAGTTTTATGAATATGGAGGTAGTGGGTTTTTGTTCAATAGAAACCCTGCATCTACAACTAAATCCAACTTGTACCATCCTTATCAAGGCACCAAATGGGAAAGGGAAATCAACTATTCTATCGGCATTAGTATGGGCAATATATGGGAAAAATCTAAAGGGTGTATCTGATGTAAATACCTGGAAGGAAGTAAGACCCAAAGATTACAAAGGGACTATGGTCCAGGTATTCTTCCAAAAAGATACCCATACTTATAAGATTATCCGATGCCAAAAATACGAAGAAGTACTTGAGGATGGGGCAAAGGGCAAAGACCGATTAGTATTCATCAAAGATGGTGATATAATTGACATCAAAGGTAAGGGTAAGATACAAGATGCCCTAAACCGAGAAATAGGTTTATCATATACTCTGTTTATGAATTCTATAATGTTTGGTCAAGGTATCAAACGATTAATACAAGAATCTAATTCTGATAAGAAAAAGATATTCGAAGAAGTATTTGATTTAGAATTCTTAAACCTTGCCAAAGGCATTGCATTACAAGATAAAAACAACGTAGTGGCCCAGATAAATGAGGTAGAGCATCAATCTCAATTATTAAAGAAAGAACTAGAGGCAAACAAGGAGGCTTACTTCGACTTAAGAGATAGAGAGAAGTCCTTTAAGAAGAAAAACAGAGAAGAAAGGAAATCCTTGAAGCAAGATAGGGAGAAACTAACCAAGTTACTGATACAAAAACAAAAACAGATTAAAGATGAGGTAGATGCTTCTATAAAGATTAAGATTAAAAATCAGAACAAATTAATCTCTGATATCAGGGGTAAATTGAATAATGCTAAGAAGATATCCAATGTATCTCTCAAAGAGGTCATTAAGGAATTAGTAATACAGTTAGAAGGAGGTAACTACAAACGTGCATTACGAGATGCTAAATCAATATATAATGCGTTCTCTGATATTGAAAAATATGAGAAGAAATACTCAAAAGCCCAAGATAGGTTGGAAGAATTAGAGAACGTGGATGAACGATATAAGAAATTGAAATCTGATTGTGATGATATTGCTGATGACCTTGCTTCTATTGACGAAGATTTGGCCAAGCTCAAACAGGAAAAGCTTAAGGTCATGTCTCCCAAGTATAAACAGAAGCTTAAAGAGATTAGGAAAAACTTACGGAAAGTTGATGAGGATTTTCATAACAAAGAATTAGAGTTAGAGAATTATAATTGGTTAATTAATGACCCTCTTGGTAATAATGGGATTAAGGCCTATCTCTTCGATTCATCTCTTGAATTCCTTAATAGAACTCTGGACAAGTATTCAGAGGTACTTGGGTTTAGAATAGAGTTCAATATAGACCTGGGAACTGCAAGAAAAGATTTTGTTACTCTAATAGAAAGGGATGGGATGATTATGGATTATGATGAACTTTCGGGAGGTGAAAAACAATTATGTAATGTAGCAATGGCTTTTGCCATGAATGAATCTCTCACAGCATCTAAAGGTATTAATATTGCATTCCTTGATGAGGTATTCGAATCTTTAAGTTCAGATAACGTAGAAGTAGTTACATCATTGATACGTCACATATTCAAAGAGAAAACTTTATTCTTGATAACCCACTTGGATTCACTTCCTCTCGGTAATACCAAAATCCTGCAAGTGGAAAAGACCCAAGGTCTGAGTAAGTACCAATTACTATAATGGTATATAAAATACAATACACCATTATATCATGAACTCTAAGAATAAAGGAAATCGATTCGAAAGAAAGATAGGGGCTTGGTTTACGAAATGGACCGGGTACAAATTTGAAAGAAACAGAGCCGGGAGTGGAGCTTGGCATTCAAACAAGGACTCCACTTCTGATTTAACCTGTACTGATGAAAGGCATGCTCATAGATGTAAGATATCTATTGAATGCAAGAATTATAAAGAGATTAAATTTGAACATCTACTCTTAGGTAATAAGGGATGCGATATATTGAAATTTTGGGAACAAGCTTCTAAGGATGCAAAAAGAGCAAATAAAGTTCCCATACTCTGTATGAGATATAATTCAATGCCCTCAGAAGAATTTTTCTTTGTAGTTGGAAAGGGTCTATCTTCCGTATTCTATAAACCCCTATTCGATAAAGCCAATATTATGGTAATCGATGTACCAAAGATAGATGAGATTCTTTATGTATTCATGGCTAGTGATATACTGAAGAATGTAAACTATAAGTTAGTACATAAACAAGCTAAGTTAATTCTTAAAAATCGGTAACTCATGAAGAAGCATACCCCATACTCATATTGTATATTTTACCTTGAAAGGAAGTACTGTGATAAAATCAATAAAGAACTTAAAGAAAAGGGGTATGACCAAATCAAGGCAATTATTCCTATGGTAAATGTATTAAGAAAAACCACAAAGGGTAAGATGATATTTGAAGAAGTACCAGTATTATTCAATTATGGTTTTATGAGAATGCCCACTAAATTAGCATTCTCAAGGCCTTTTCTTAATAAGTTACGTAGGAATATATCTGGTATCAGAACTTGGTTACGTAATACTGAGACAATGCACCCAAGAAAGAAAAAGGTAAGAATTGACAATGCTGAAGACTTTGATGATTTTTCTTTAGTGGCTACTTGTAGTAGAAAAGAAGTAAGGCGATTTAAACGTATTGCTAGAGAGAACAAGAAGTTTTCGGTAGATGATTTAGTCAATGTAAAACCGGGAGATTACTTAGTATTACGAGGTTATCCCTATGAGGGAGTAGATGCTACAGTATTAGAGGTTGACCATCTTTGTAAAAGAGTAAAAGTCCTTATATACCCAGAAATGGGAAGGATGGAAGTATGGTTATCATTTGACAACGTTATCTATAGTGTATATTTAAACCATGACCCAGATAAGCTTTATGCTAATTCTGGTGAATATGACCCCAATCAGATAACCAATGAAGCAATTGATAGTATAATGAGATATAGAAGAATTTAATGTTATGAACGAAGCTCAACAAAAAGCCTGGAGTTGTTTAATTGATAAAGAACAACAGTCATTATTCCTTCAATTATCCGAAAGTAAATCTTCATGGGAAGCTGGTGAAATTTTAAAGTTATCTCATTACAAGTATCTTGAAATCCGAGAACGGTCAGAAAAATTCTTTAGGCTATTCTCGGATTTTTTTGAGAAACACACTTCTATCTTTCGACCAGATTGTCCCTGTGAGAGAAACTTCCAAGATTATATGGAGGGATGTTTAGAGAAAAGATTAAAGAGAAAAGATGCCAGTATATATACTGGGGACTCTACTCAATTACTCCCAAAAGTAAACTCTAAGAATATAGGGAGGAATATGAGGAGGTTAAAAGAGTCTGACGATGAATGGGATATAGATACTCTAAGATTAATTCTTGAATTTGATAGGTGGAATAATTTTAGAATACTACCCAGGATGCTACAACAGCCTTCTGCATTTAAAAGGAGGTCGAATAAAAAGGATAAGATATACATCAAATATCTCCTTAATAGAATACCCGACTGGATGCACACTAAACTTAAAGAGAGGTTTAGATATAAAGTGAAACCAGGTAAAAAGAAATATTGGGTAGCTCTAATATCTGAGGACTTATATACTGATGGTTATCTACTATTACCTGTGAGGCCACTAGAAGAAGTAGTCAGTGAGTTTAGTAGATTTTATATGTATGTATTTGAAACTAAAGATGATGCTGATACTTTTGGTTTCATGGTATCTAAGTTTATGATTAAAACTGGTACAGTAAAGCTCGGGCAAAAATTCTGGCCAGAGTACAGATGCTGTGTGGAAAGAGCAGTAAACTATAATCAAGTGAACAACATAGAATTCAATATAAAGAAATTAGACATGGCATATAATATCCATACACACAGAAAACCGAAGAAACCTAAATCTACTGCCGTAGAACGGGCAAAAACCTCGGATTTTTATAAAAAGAAATAGAAATATAGTATATAATTCAAATATTATATTTATATTTGCAAGTGAATTAATGAATACTTAAAATATTAAATATATGGCAAAAAAGAGTAGAAAAGACCTGAAAGCTCCCTCCAAAGAGAAATCGAATTTCCTTGGTGCATCAGGGAGAAACATGACTTACAAGGATCTAAAGAGAAAGGCTATCATACTTGGTATGCCTTTTCCTGATGCTTGCTCTGCTGGAGTATTTGATCTACTTCATTTTATAAATGTTTCAGAAGAAAAACCAGACAGATCCTTAATAGATAAATATGATGATTGGATGGATAAGCAATTAGAGAATATTGGTTATTCAAAGGATGATCCACTAAGGAATTCTCGATTAAGGCTTGGGTTTCTTGGAGAAGAGGGGGAAAATGGGCAAAGAAGAACAAAACGGGTACCAGGGATAAAGAAACCTCGGGAAAAGAAACCTCCAAGAGAAAGAGATGAATTCAATCTTATCAAGGGTACTAAAAAATCTTATGTATTTGAATTGACTGCAAAGGGTTTTGAACTTGATAGGATTATTCGGAGAATGAAGAAAAAATTCCCTGAGGCAAATGAGAAATCGATTAACCTTTGGTATAGAATGGCAAAAAGGAATATCAATGGTAAAACTAAGGGAGGGAAATAACGAACCGATACGACCCGATAGGTATTATATTTGGACTTGGAGACCAGATACCACCAACAAGTATATAACTGAAAAAAGTCTATATAGGAAACACTTAACTGGTATCCCATATTTCACTAGACATCACGTAAAAGTTACTTTAGTTTATCTTTATGGAGTTGATGTTCTTCAATATATCCATATAATATCTGGAAGGAAACTAATAAGGCATGGTATTAAAGAATTATCCGATATGAACGGTACCCGATATAAATGGGGATATACTAAATTTTGGTACAAGGGTAAATTTGTACAAGCGAAGAAATTCATAATACCAGATGAATATCATATTGATAAACACCGACGAAGAAGATTTATGGTTCAAATGCACCGAGTCTTTAAGTCTAAAGGAAAAAAGGCATTCGATGAAAGATACTCAATTAAACTCTATGGACAACGGCAGGGCATATCTACCGAGCATCTCCACGCTAAGAGATTACAGGTCCGTCTTGCTATCTTACAGGATTTACAACAAGCTTCCTCCAGAGGAAAGACATAGGTTCAATATATTTTCCTTACAGTACCCTCCATTGGTAAGCTCATTAGCTTTATATTTGAGAAAGAAAATGAATATCCCAATACAGAAGGTACTATTTATCAAAGCACAAAGAGATATGATTGATATATTTGATGAGGCATCCCTTAAATTTATTGGGTATCTGCCAAAAGAAAGGTTTACCAAGAAGTCTCTTTTATTTCAAGGGTTTATATCATTAGAGAGTATTAAACTTAGAAGTTCTTATGCTTATATAATGACCAACAGGTTGATAGAAAATAAGATATGGGTATACCCAATTCGATTATCAGATAACTATAAAACAATGAAAAAGGGAAAATATCTATCCTATACCGAAGTATTTGGAAAGGTTGGTATTCCTGGAATAACCAAAATTAGATATAGCAATGAACGATAAACTATCAAAGGTGGGTTTAGTAACCCATGGACCTATTAATCCTTTCATAGGTAAGATATTTAAAAAGGTAACTTATGATAAACACCATAAGGAGATTAAATCCGAAGTGGTAACTATAGAATCTCAAATAGAATTGAAAACAACTCTAGATGAGATTAAACAATTTAACAGTGATAACGAAAATCCCGGAAACGGTAATTATCAGAAACTTATAACAGAGTGATATATTTATTAATTTATTAACCAACTTAAACATTACGAAAATGGCTAAGAAGAAAAAAGAAGTGGAACTGAAAGAAGTTTCCAGAACAGAAATCAATGGTGCAATTATCATTAAGTATGAAGATGGCTCAGTAAAAATCATCCCGGCTCCCATTACCCTGACCGCTGAAGAAGCTGAAGACCTCTTTGGTTCTGAATCCGAGGAAGAGGAAGAGGAAGAAGAGGAAGAAGAGGAAGAGGAAGAGGAAGAGGAAGAAGAGGAAGAAGAGGAAGAAGAGGAAGAGGAAGAGGAACTGACCGGTGAGGAACTTGCCGAAATGGACTTCGAAGAACTCGAAGATGTCTGCGATGACAAAGACCTCGAAACTGATCCAGATGATTATGACGAGGACGACATCGAAAAGCTCCGTAAAGCAATTGCTAAGGAACTTGGTCTCAAACTTCCGGCAAAGAAAGAAGCCAAGGGAAAGGGCAAAAAAGGAAAAAAGTAAGAGACTATGAGGGAAGGAAATATTACTGGGAAGGAGACGACCCAAGGGATGACCTTCCCTTTTAAAAACTATTTAGTAACATAACATTAAAAATTAAAAGAAATGGCAACAAAGAAAGCTGACACCAAGAAAAAAGGTGACGAAAAGAAAGACGCTGAAAAGGAAGCAAAACGTAAAGCTCGTCAAGAGGCTCTGAAAAACAGACCTGCTGAACAACGTCCTAACAGTAAGCAAATTGACATTATTGCAATCAACGACAAATCCAAGGTAATGAACTTTGGTTATGCCGTAAAGAACAAGGAGGGCTATCAGGGAGTAGTAGTTACTTCAGTTTTGGTTACTGAGGGTAAACCGGTATCTACTTCGGTTGCTTTCGTTCCGGGCAATCTTACTGTAAAATCAAAGAAGGGACATGGAGTTATTTGTTCTCCGAAAAACAAGAAGGACAAAAACGAAGAGTCCGAAACAGAAGATTAATTTTTGGCACATCCTAAAAAAATCTATCTGCTAAATCAAGTTTAATCTCATAATAAAGAAAAGGTAAACAACCCTACACACTTAGGACGTTGTTCATCGTAAAGCCCATTGCCTGTGAGGGTAGTGGGCTTTAATTTTATTACCCATGGATAAAGAGAAATTAGCAATTCGAAAGAATATTCGAATACTTGCATTAGATAATTTAATAAATACTTATACTGATGCACTAGACGATAAAGAATTAAACCTGGGATCAGATGAAAGGGAACTTGCAATCAATATCATAAACGAGGCAAAGGAAATGCTATCAGAAGAAACCCAGGAGGTATCTAACTCAATAATTCAAAGACCCCAATGGAAGAAATAAGTATAAGAACTCTCTTATCAAGTCTTAAGATGACAGTTAATGATATACAGTTTACTCATTATCAAAAAAGAGTAGCATTCGAAAAGGGTAAGAAAGGAGATTGTCAAAGACACAAGTTAAGGATTGGTTATCTTCAAAGGAAGTTAAAAGGCCTAATGGATAAACTAAACCGAAAACTTAATGGTATTATAATCACTGTCACTTATCAGGTTGGGGATAAAACTTACGAACAAACTTTTACTAATCTTACTCAGCAAGAGGTAGTAGATATATTGCAAATAAGGGCTATTATGGAAAATGCAAGTGTAGAAATCCTAGAAATTAAAGAAATCCCAACCCAAATTAGGGAAGTATAACTATGGTATTATGTAAATCGGAAATTCAATTATTCACCAAATATAAAGAAAATGACTAAGAAAGACAAGAAGAGCAAACCGGAATCTAAGACTCCGGAACTCACCAAGGCAAAGAAAGCTTTAGATGCTTACCTTAAAGAGAACAAGTTGGACCCGACTAAGGATTGGACCAAGGACAAGAAACATGGTAAGAAGGTTACAGAACTTGTAAATAAGCTCAACAAAGAACGGGACAAGGTAGCTGCTGCTTACCCAGAAGGTGACAAGGAGAATACCAAGAAATTGGTAAAACTCAGTAAAGAAAAAGGCAAGAAAGAGGAATCTGAAACCAAAGAGAAGAAGGAAAAGAAATCTGCCGGTAAAACTGCTACTAAATACGATTACCCTCTTATTGATGGTAGAGAAATGACTTCTGCCGAAAAGAAGAAATATCGTATGGAGCAAAGAAAGCTTGCCTCAGGTAAGGCTCCCAAGGAACCGAAGGAAACCAAAGAGAAAAAGGAGAAGAAGGTAAAAGAAAAACCAGCTTCGGAAAAGAAAGAAAAGAAGGCCAAAGATAAAAAGAAGAAAAAGGCCGTAAAAGAAGAGGATTAATCCCTTTTATATAAGTATTCGTTAATAATGAAAAAGGCCTGGCAATATTATTTTGTTCAGGCCTTTTTATTTACTCACAATTAGGTATATGGAACAAGAAGTATATAAACCAAAACTAAGAGTCACTACACTATCAGAGAATGGCACTCCCTTATCTGATAGGTTAGTAGATGCTTATACTGAGATGAACTCGGGTCCAAAGGTACAGCATAAGGGTCCCGTAAGAGTAGAAGTAACTCTCACAAATAAACAAGATATAGATAACTTTAAAGAATACTTAGATAGGCTAACTGGAGTATTACCCGCTAAGGCACCAACTGCTGGTAGAGGAAGACCTGCAGGGACTACAATTAAAAATCTTGAATCACCAAGGGAGGATATTCTTGCAGATGTAGAGAAAATGGTTGAAGAAGGTAAAAGCCAACAAGAGATTATCAAATACCTAAGAGAACTGGGTTTTGTATTTATTCTTACGGAGGACTTTCTTTATCACTTTCCCGGATTTGAGTTCGATAAAAAGGATGTTGGAGAAGCAACCGATAATAAGCAATATCCAAATTCATTCTCCTGGATGGCAAGATGTATCAAACGGGCCAAAGACCCCAAAGCAGATAAATTCGATCCAATGGTTATCTTCGGGTTTAGCATCCTTGGTGGACCATCGAAGAAAATTGTTCCGTATCTTTATAAAGAAAGGAAGAAACCATTAAGGGCTCAAGTTGGTAAGAATGTCATCTCTTTCTCTCAGGCAGAATTCACTAAACTTCCTAAATATATGAGAGAAGACGAACGTATTAAGTTTTCTACAGAACAAAGGCAATTACTTCTCAACCCAGAAAAGAAGCCTTCCAAATTCTTTATGAGATGGGTAGATGATGCGGTATTCCCAGATTCTATCAAGGAAAATATAGAGGAAATTAAGAGCCGCTAACACTTACCTCCGTATTTATAAAAAGAATATATTATATAAAATAATTTTAGTATATTTGCATAAAGAAAAATTTAACTATGGACAAAGAAACAAAAGACATTGTAAAGCTCATTGCTGGTATTCAAATCGAATCTCTCAACTCAATCAAGGAGGATGTCAAAAAGGGCAATAACATTGCCCAAGACCTAATCAAAAAATTCCTTCAGATTGAAGATGACGAGATTATACGGGCATTAGATGAACATCTTGAATTATACGTAGAGATTGAGAATACTCCTCAGTTGATTAATATGTTAAGTGAATACCAAATGCTGGTATGCTCCCATATATTATTCAGGATGGAGGATGAATGGGTACATAACAATTCTCAAGGAGTACTTGGTACTTGGGCAATATTCCAAAAGGCCAATCTCAAATTTCACCCAGAACTAACACTTTTAAAATTTTAAATATATAGACATGGAAAAGAACGAATACTTAGAATCAGTAGAAATGAACACGGGAGTTGAAATGATTCCTTGCGAATCCTCTAATATTGAGGGATATGGGTATGACTCAAAGAAACAACAACTTTGGGTTGCTTTTAAGGGAAATAGAGTATATCGATATGATAAGGTACCTTACGAGGTTTGCAATGAATTACACCAAGCAGAATCAAAAGGTAAATACTTGGCAAAGAATATCAAAGATAAGTTTAAAACTACTGGGTATGAACTCCGGAACTAAAATAACTAAGGGTTTATTAATTGCCATAGGAGCAATGCTACTTTACTTAGGGAGTAAGAATAATGCCCCCATAGAGGAAGTGAGCATTGCTCCTTCTCGTTTAGAAAGTCCCTTGACCAGGTTACATTATCTTTCAGATAGCCTGGGAATTAAACCAAGGGAAGAGAAAAAGAAGCAATGGTATAAATATAGGGTAGAAATAGAAACGATTCCAGAAAATCAAATCTATAAGATTGAGAAATCTGGATACCAGCAATATGAAGTTTCTAGATTGGGTGAAACTTATTCTTATGTAACCTACGAATTTATCTCAGACAAGGTAATGACTACTCAAGAAGCTTATGACTTCGTAAATAAACATCCTGAAAGATGTACAAGGGTACCCAATACATCACAAGATAACCTCTACGATAAATATAATGAGGATTACGAAGATTACTTAAATGACCCAGAGGACGAAATTAACTATCCTCCAGAAATCTTCGACTTCCTAGCCGATTAACCTGGGCAAATAGAAAAATAATATAGAAATATTTTTGTATTAAATATATTATTCTTATATTTGCATAGAGAAAAGAAATAAACTTTATTTTATTAACAATTTTAATATAGACGTTATGAAAAAGAATGAAACCAAGGTTACTAACCTCGTTGCAACTAAGGTTGCTGAACAACTTGAAGGAATTAAAAATTCTAAGACTACTAAGGCTTCTGCTCCTAAGGCCAAAAAGACTAAAAAGGAATTGGTAAAAGATGCTCAAGAAGCTGCCACTAAGTTTGCCAATGCTAAATTGGTAGAACTCTCTCCAAAAACCAAAACTTCCAAAAAAGAACAGGTTATCAAGGAAGTAAAGGAACAACAAAAACCCTCTATCATCGAACAGGTAATCTCCAATCGAGAAGTTAAATACGTATATCCGGAGGATGTAGTTGATACTCTTGCTCGGAAGAAATGGAGACAACAAACCAGAAACGAACTTCATCGATTGGAACTTGCAATGGCTCGTATCAAGGACACCAATTCCAAAGAATTTAAGGCTGCTGCTAAAGCCTATGAGGACTTTAAGAAAAAGGTTCTCAAACCAGAACAAGTTGCATAACCCTTTATTAATCCAGTGCCCGGGTAATTTATTCCGGGCACTCTAATTCATACAAAATGGATTACACTATCTTCTCTGATAAGGAGATGCTAAAACAGGATAAAGAGTTAGTCGAATTACATAAACGATGTTGTAAATCTTGGCTAATTCAGCATTCACTTAAGCATTCTAAAATTAAGAAATTCTTTATAGTTTACGATTGGTATATCAATCCCAATAACGTAAGGAATTTCTTTTTCAGGCCTATACACATCTTTATTCAAGCATTGCTTTTAGGTCAACTCGATAATATATCCGATTACATTAACAATAACAAAAATGGAAAACGCAAAAAGAAACGAACCAGAAAAGTATAATGTGCTTTACCTCAAAGGTAAGTATCAGTACAAATCAAAATATCCTCAGATTGATGCTAAACACAAAATTGTTTATGCAGGTCCAGTAGAACCTATGGCACCTATTTGGGATAATCTATCTGACATACTTCGGAAGTCAGAAAGAATTTGTACTGAATCTCGTAGAGAATTAAAGAAGTTAGAGGAACGTTCACAGAACCAATTCTACTTCAAGAAAAATGGTATCACTCACATAATCATATACAGATGTTTGGGACAATAGTAAAAGACCTATATATAGGTAAATCGAAACTGATAATCAAGTGTAATCAAAGAGAATTACCACAAACCACCTTAGTAATGGATGTATTACAACCTACAGGTTTTACTGGTAATATGCCAGATTATGGTACCTATGGTAATTTACTCACTACTGGTGAATTTGAAATAACCCCTATGATGCCTAAGCATAGGCTTTATGTTACGGGCATACCGAAAGGGGCAATCCTTGATAATTTTCGGATTAGAAGGGTTTATTGGTCCTCATACTATGAGGATGATATAAGGGGATATTTATTTCAGATAACAGATGAATATCCTAAGTTAATAATCACAAAGTAAAGTTATATGGAAGCAATAGATTATGTCAAACTATTTAAACTCGACCAAGAGAACTATGATTTTAAAAGGGAAGAGTTTATATCCGAATTAGGTAAAGATTTTCTAGATTATTGCCAAACTACTACTATAGGTATAAATCCAAAGCATGGGTATATCTATTATTATTGGTTTAAGGAAATAATAAAGAATTTCGAAACTAAATTCTGGGCAATCTCGAAACTTAAGGTAGGGGAACCATTTACTCAGAAATTATGGAATGCCTTTTTCGCTACGCAGGTAGTACCTCTGAGGAAAAAATTATTCCCTGAGGTACAAAAGTTAATTGAAGAACAGAAAGGGATTATCCAAAATGACCCAAGGCCTGGCAATCCTTACCGTAGTAAACAAGACAAAAAACCCTCGAATCCTAAAAAGGTAAAATATGGCAAAGGAAATCCTAGACCTTCATGGCAATAAATTTAAGGTAGGGGATTATAAACTTTGCCTTAAAATCCCAACAACGGGGAAAGGTAATTTGATATTCACCAGGGACTTAATCTCTGGTGAACCTTTTAATTTATCAGTGAATAAGAAAAAGTATAGGGGATATTTCTATAACCTATCTTTGAATTTGTATGTAAGATATGATTTAGAGTATAAAGGTTATGATGAAAGTTCCGATATCCGAAAATCTCATTTGTATGTCAGAAAAAGAAAGTAAGATAGTAAGGTTCCCAAGACCCATGGGAACTACCGCTATGGCATTAGAATATCAAAAGAATTCTGATGATAGTCTTTTGATGAAGATACATAATTACATTATCAATCAATGGCTGATGGGTAATGGTGTATTATGTGGTATTACCTATGATATTAATACCTTCTCATATCGTATGGGCATAGATATTAATTACATACGTGTATTTATGAGGGATAGGCTATTAAGCTCTAGAATATGGGATAAAGATAAGGCAGAAGATTTATTGCAAGCTTTAATGGGAGAACAACTAGCATGGGCCTTGGAAGATCGTATGGAGATAGCCCATCAGGTTAACATCTTGAGAGAGTCTCAGGGTGGAAAATATGTACCTTTCATATCTTCTGAATTAGGAAAAGCACTTAAATTAAAACTTGAATCTTCTACTTCACTTCAATCAATTGTACGTAATCTTACTGGAGGGAGCACTACTAATATATTTGCTCAATTTAATCAACAGAACAATGTGACTCAGCAAAATGCTATCACAATTGAAGAAGCCCGTCAAATTGTATTGGAATCCCAAAGGGTAATGGATAAAACCGAAGAAGCTAAACTGTTAGAGTCAAGATATGACCTCAGTAGTTTACCAGAAGTTGTTGCTACTAAACAAGAGGGAGTAGATACCAGTAAGGAGGGGCTTAACTTGAATAAAGCCGAGCTAATGCAAATCACGGATGACTATAAGGGAGCAATGTCTTCATTCTCAAAAGAACATCATGAATTAAGGAGAGAGATAGAAATGAATATAGACCCAGATGAAGAAGACCCAGAGTTATATCAATATGAAGACTTCGGGGAAGAAGAAAAAGAAGATGGCTCATTTGCATCTCAATTCCTCCGAAATAGTAAGCTCCCATAGTTATATCAGGATATTGCATATTTAAAAAGAAAGAATTATATTTGCATATCAATTTTAAAATAGACAAAAATATGAAAAACCTTGAACAACTAATGGCATCTTTCCTTTGTAGGAAAGATTTTCTAGACCCAGAGGGAACTAAATCTGGAGGAGTTCCTCATATTCAATTATCTGAATCTATTAAAATAAGGATGTTTGATGACCTTTATCAATTGGATGCTTTTTATTTAGCTGCTAATAATCGGGTACACTTACTTATGACTAATCCTTAAGGAGAAGTAGAAAAGGTTACATTTACTACTTTTATGAATATTTTTCCTAATACAAAGGAAAGTCCAGAAGAATACATATATGAAGCTTTAAGTCAAATAATCTTGAGGAAAATGGGAATACAGAAAGACTACAAGAAAACTAAGGTTAATAAGATTAATCAAGGTACTTACTTTAAATTAAAACCCACCGATACTGCACCAGTATGGGTAAGAGACCATTTCGATAGAGCTACTCAAACTTATGCCTGTCATAAATATGAAGACTCAAATCATGAGACATTCTTAAAGGGAAATCGAGACATATACATTAACTTTACATTTTAATCACATGAGCTTATTTAAACGAAAAAGATGTTGCCAGGAACTCATTGCTATTAAGGATGGTAACTTGGTATTCAATTTAAACAATCGGCATATTAATACAGTTTATCATACTCTACTAGCAATGATGAGGAGATCTGGAATATTCGATGAAAACTTATATTTTGGCCTATATAAGGAATACCAAAAACATTACGTTGTATATGATGTAGTACCTTCCCTACTACAATATAAGGTACCACTAATATTCTCGGGTAGATTTCCTGGAATCATCTTTGATAACCAGTTTACATTTGAAGAATTAGTACCTAATGTTTTAGTATATCACCAATTGCCAGATAAGTTCAAGTTACCCGAAAACTTAGAGAAAATCCTTTTGGAAGTAAGAAAAAGGGTATCTACTTATATAGACACCGAGGGTATATCGGATAATGACTACAGGGACTTAATTCGAATGAACTTCGTAAAACAGTGGGAAGTATTCAAAAAAGATCCTTCACTTATAGATTGCTATATGGATGCTCAATTGGGCATGCTACATATGTGGGCTAGAGTAGAGAATAAAACTATAGTAAAGAATATAATCGAAAGAACTCAAGATGAACTAGCTCAAGAGTTCTTATCTAAAAACGATGAGTATGGAAAATAAAGAAAAATTTGCCTTTAGAAAGGTACACATGAATCAGGATGTAGAAGTAGAGTTTATCAAACTTCTAACGGAGAATCAAGAAAAGTCAGATGAGAGTTTACTAATGGCTTTTAAGGATAAGATTACTTCGGATAAGGTGACTTGCCATGCTGACATGCTATCAAGAACTTCAAGTCTAATAATCTTTCAAACTTCTAAGTTCAGTAGATTGGCTTTAGAATATAGAGATTATGAGATTTGGGTGTTTAGTAAGGCTAAAACCCCAAACTTGAACAAAGAAGCAAATTGTTTATACGAAACATGGACATTAAATAGATTCCGGATATGATTAAAATGACTATGCTAAATGCCGAAACTATTCAAGATGAATGGTTACATGAGGCCTTAACAAAAGGCTTAAAGGAATGCGTAACTGCTCCAATCCTAACTTTGGACCCAACTAAGCCAGAACCCATAAAAAGAGCCGAAATGATAATCGAGAATTTTTCCAGGGAAGACTGCAAATGTATACCAACTTTAGTAGTACCCGGGAATTTAATTCAAATGCTGCTACCAAAAGATGAAGTACTCATTTCGATTATCTTTCAATACCGAGAAAAGAATACTTACATTCAAGCTGTAATCCAAAAATTACATTATTATGAGCCCGACAACAAAGCGAATATGCAGGATAGCAGTAACACTGAGGCCTGATAAGGTCTATACAATTACTTTGGACCATTGTATAGAGAATCTAGTTCCCCAAAGGTTAACGGGATATCTGATACCTTTAGTCAGATATTATTGGGGATTTGATAAGGGTACTAAACTCGAATATGAAGAGTTCGGGGGATTTACCGAAGAGATAATTCATATTGGGTTTGAGATTTGGAAAGACCTTGGGGATGGAATCCTAGATCTTGATAAGGCTGAATGTTTAACACCCAGTGATGAAGCCATAAAAGACCTTATCAGCCAATTGAGAATCTATTATCAATCTCAAGAGTTATCTCAGAAGATTGGGGAATCTCTTAAAAAGATAATCAAAGAGGAATTAGAAAAGAAAAATCATGATTTGAATCGAGTTGGCTATGCTGCTTTATGCTCTTCTGCTCCATATATCCTTGAGGATGCTTGCAATTATGCCAAGAATACCCTGGTTCTCTAAATTTGAAAGGCAGTCTAATCCACTGCCTTTTATAGCGTGTACACATCCTCAGCCACTTTAAAAATAAAAGGGATATATTTTTCTATTAAAATAAAAATGATTATATTTGCATATCAATTTTAAAATAGACAAAAATATGAAAACCAACTCAGTAACTTACAATCAAGACGAACAATTAACTAAGGTAGTTCGCAATTTCTTAGACAAGAAATCTACATTCAACTTGGATTCAGACGAAAAGGGAAACCTTTACAATCTTCTTATGGGCCTCTTATCTAATCTAGAGGATAAACATAATCTTTACTGCATTGATATCAATCAATTTAATAAGTATGAGACTACATATTACTCATTCACTTTTGAATCAATGATAACAGTGGGCTCATTCACCCTGAAAAATAAAATTGCCGATGCTGCAATTCGATTCATGAATGATTTTACCGACAATGACGGTATGTTCATATCATTCAATCAACTCGATAGAAACCAATGGATTTTCCAACTAAATTTCTCAATAGCATGACAACTTATAACCCAAGACCTTTAGTTGCTCGTCAACTAGAATTCACTACAGGTACCATCTTTGGTGGTACCTGGTGCAAATATACCATAGACGTAACTTTGCATCAATGTTATATCGAAGTTATCTGGAAGGTCTTACCTTCCAGATATAATTCTGATTTAGACGGGCGTAAAGAAATCTTTAATACTTTACAGGAGTATCTAGATTGGTTTGCTAATCTTAAGAAAACTTACAAGAAAAGAATAACCCGTAAACAAATGGTATATGCTTCATATAATGAAACTATGCGTACATTTGAATATACACCATATGAGAACTGGGCTACAAGACGTTCAAAGGAGAAACTAAATAAGCCAAATAATGAACCGTTATTGGCCGATGAGTTATACTAATCCCTAAATCCGTTAATATATCCCCAGGGAGTCCAGGTACAAATCCCTATCAAAACCTAGAACCTGGACTCCTTTAAATTTATTTGCATAAAAAATATATTATTCTTATATTTGCATAGAGAAAAGAAATAAACTTTATTTTATTAACAATTTTAATATAGACGTTATGAATGATTTAAAAAATTTAAGCGAAATCCGCAACTTGCTTGTTGCCCACCCATTTTTTACTTACGACTACGCTGATGGTCTCTGGATTAACAAGGATTCAAAACATATCTGGGTCTACTCAATTGATCTGGATGATGATCCACTTGCTTCTTATATCTCTGGTTACATAATCGTATATTCTTCTGAGGAAGACTTATTCGAAAATCTAAAGGAAAACATTATCTCCCACATGGATCTAACAAAGGGTGCTGACGACCAATACTATGATTATTCTCCATCACAGGTAGAAGCTATCATATTTGGTATTCCTCAATTAACTCCAGAACATCAGGATTACATAATTACTGGACTCAAAAAACATCTCCGGGAATTCATCCAGGACGAAGAACAAGATGAGGACATGATATCTCAATATACGGCAACATATAATGCTCTCGAAAAATGGGAATCCGACAAAAGAGAAACCCAACTCTTTGATTCCCTGGCTGCATCAGAACTTATTAGACAACTTAATAAATAATCACTATGGTAAACTTATATAAACTCTTAAACGTATTGGAACAGGGCATGTCCTTGTTCCAACTCAATAAATGGAAAACCGAAGGCATCTGGTATCCTATTACTCAATACAAAAAGGAATCAGACGAAATTCAGGTAGTAACCAATTTATTTATTCCGGAACAAAAGGAATATCACATTCAACTTTCTGGAAATTATCCCGAAGAATCAGAAGCCTGGGACAAGTTTCTAGAGGAAAACCAATGGAAAATCTACCCATTACTTGCAAACATAATGCAAGTCTTCTTGCCCACAGGGAACTATCAATTATTCTATACTCAATATCCACAAGGATTCATATCCATAATCGCTAAGCCCCATGATAAGTAAAGAACTCAAATCACAAATAAATATTCTCAGGGAAACTAACCCAGAATATATTCAGACCCTAAAGGATGCCGTAACGGCATCCTATAAGGCAAAACTTCAGTCAATCAAACCAAGTTCTACCGAAGAAGAGGAACAACTTAATATCGAACTCAAGGACATAGTATTAAACATGCTATTTGGACCTTTCTATAACTATTTCGTATCAGAATACGTAGTATCAGATACTATATGGGAAGAACAAGATCAACTAATCGAGGACTTATATTATTACTTCAAATCATGACACCATATATTCAACAACAACT